GAGTCGCAAATGGATGAAATTACACAATTACAGAAAGAATATACTTTCTTTTCAGATATGTTAAAAAGTCTAGAAAAGATTAAAAAGAAGACGCCTGGAAATGGTTTCGCAAAAATGAAGTGTAAAGAACGAATTGCAGAGATGGATGCAATCTTTGAAAAGATTGACTACGCAGCTCAAATAACTTACGATTAAATGAAAAAAAGACTTGACTTTGTTGTCAGAACATGGTATAGTATATACATAATCAAAATTAAACAGTCATAAAGGAGAGAAAATATGGCACATATGGTAGAAACAATGGCATACGCTGGTGAGTTGCCGTGGCACGGATTGGGTGTAAAAGTTATTGATGACTTAACACCAGAACAAATGATGCAAAAAGCAGGAGTTGATTGGTCTGTTGAAAAACAAGACTTGATTACTTCTGGTGGTTCAACTGTTTCAAACAAACAAGCACTTGTACGGTCTTCAGATGGTTCAGTACTTGACGTTGTTGGTAAAGGTTGGAATCCAGTTCAGAACGCAGATGCGTTTAACTTCTTTGAAGAGTATGTTCGTGCTGGTGATATGCAGATGCATACTGCTGGTTCACTGAATGATGGTAAAATGGTTTGGGCTCTTGCTAAAGCTAACGAATCATTTGAACTTTTCAATGGTGACGTTACAGAAAATTACTTTCTGTTTTCTAACCCACATGAGTTTGGTAAAGCGATTGATATTCGTATGACACCAATTCGTGTAGTTTGCAACAACACATTGACACTTTCACTATCAACAAGTAGTGATGCAATGTTGAAGGTCAATCACCGTAAGGAGTTTGATGTTGCAGAAGTTAAAGAAACTCTTGGTATCGCAAAAGAGAAAATGGAACAGTACAAATCAATGGCTGAATTCCTTGGTTCAAAACGATACACTTCTGAGAATATCGTTGAGTACTTCAATGAAGTATTCGGTTCAGTTGCAAAGGAAAAGGTAGACGGTGTAACACCATTTACTTCCAACAATGCAAAAAACGCTATGGAATACTTGGATACACAGCCTGGTGCAAACTTTGCTCAAGGTTCATTTTGGAATGCTTTCAACACTGTCACTTACATGACAGACCATGTTCAAGGACGTTCAAATGATGGACGTATGACAAGTTCATGGTATGGACGAAATCGTAGAGTGAAACTAAAAGCACTCGACAAAGCTTTGGAATATGCCGAAGCTGCGTAAAAAAAGTTTTGTGTGGGGGTTGATTTTTGAAAATTAATCCCCATATAAATAATAGTGATAGTTCAGTACTAAGCCTTCGTAGCCTTTATTGGACAGCATTGGTAAGACAATGTAGAATTTATCTGGAGTGGCTTCTAGACTATCATTATCGCATATGCCTGATGGGTATGCAATTTAATCTTGCTTTATATAAGGAGAAATAAAATGGTAAGAAACAATCTAAGTCTATTCGACAACTTTAATCAATTAACACCTTTCGCAGTTGGATTCGAGCGGCACTTCAACCGTCTTAATGACTACGTTGAACATAACGCTACATCCACTGGTTTTCCACCTTACAATATACAAAAGGTAGAAGATTTCAAATATGAAATCGAAATGGCGCTTGCTGGATTTTCTAAAGATGATTTAGAAATCGAGAAAGCAGACGGTGTGTTGTCGATTCGTTCTACAAAAGAAACAAGTGATAAAAGCGATGATGAATTTACTTTACATAGAGGAATCTCGTATAGAAAATTCAACAGAAAGTTTACACTTGCTGAAGATGTAGAAGTAATTGGTGCATCTCTAAAAGACGGTTTATTGACTGTTACTCTAGAACAAATCGTTCCAGAAGAGAAAAAACCAAAACTTATTACTATCAAGTAATTGGTAGAAATACTGAGGGGTGACTTGACATTGCCCCTCTTTTATGTTATAGTCAATTATTAAATCATGATAAAAGGAGAATATATTATGAGTAGACCTAAAATGTCTAAAAAGCAGAAGGTACTAAACCTTCTAACAAAAGGTGAAAATGTGACTTGGAAAACTTTGAGAAAAAGATTTGACCTTGTATCACCAACTAAAATGATTGATACTCTAAAGAGTGAAGGTCACTGTATCTATACTAACGACACTGCAAAAGGTGTTGCATATAGATTAGGTGCTCCTTCAGCAGCAATCATTTCTGCTGGTATTGCTTCTGTACTTGGTACAAAATACGCATACTAAACTAAAATCGGAGAGGGGTTCATCCCCTCTCCACCCTATATTATATTATGGAGAAGAAGTGAAAATATTTCAAAAAGAAAAAGAGCCTGTCATTGCAGAAAATGTAATTGAATACAAATATGCAGAAGATAGGATTCTCAAAGAACTCGCTGAATATATTGATGCAACATATAATCAGCATTACTCTCTAAGTAAATTCCAAGCAACTGAATTCATCCTTGACTCTGGTCATGGTAAAGGATTTTGTATTGGTAATTGCATGAAGTATCTTCAACGCTACGGTAAAAAAGGTAGTAGAGAAGATGCAAGAAAAGACTTGCTTAAAGTAATCCACTATGGTATAATAGCATTACATAATCACGATAAGGAGAAAAGTTAATATGAAACTTAGTAATGATACTAGAGAAGTGTTGAAGAACTATTCGACAATCAACGCTAATCTATTGGTAACGTCTGGTAATCAGATTGCAACAATGTCTCAAATGAAGAACATTGTATCGAAAGCAACTCTACCAGATACTTTTGAAAAGGAATTCGCAATCTATGATTTGAATGAATTCTTATCTGCAATGTCGTTGTTTGATGACCCAGACCTAGAGTTTGGTGATAATAGTGTAAAGATATCCCAAGGTGGACAATCTTTGAACTATTTCTATAGTGACCCAACTGTAGTAACTACCCCAAAGTCTGATATTACAATGCCTGATGCATCTGCTGTATTCACACTTAAACAGAGTGTATTCAATCAAGTATTGAAAGCATCATCTGTTCTAGGTGTTCCAGATATGGTTGTAGATGTTGATGGTGAAGGTAATATGAATATAAGGGTTTCCGATAGGAAAAACGATACCTCAAATAGTTTCAGTGTTGCTCTTGAAGGAAAGAGTGAAGTACAAGACCAGAAGTTCTATTTTAAAGTTGAAAACTTGAAATTACTTTCTGGTGATTATGAAGTACAAGTATCTCACAAAGGTATTTCTAACTTCAAGAATCTTAATAAGAATGTAGAATACTTTATTGCACTTGAAGCCGCTTGAGGGAAAACTTTATGAATGAAATATTATGGGTAGAGAAGTATCGTCCACAGACTATCACGGATGCAATACTTCCATTTGAGTTGAAACAAACATTTCAACAATTTGTAGATAACAAACACTGTCCTAACTTACTACTATCTGGTTCTGCTGGTTGTGGTAAGACTACAGTTGCGAAAGCGATGTTAGAGGAACTTGGTTGTACCTACATGATGATTAACGGTTCTGAGGAATCTGGTATTGATGTACTACGAAACAAAATCAAGAACTTTGCAAGTACTGTCTCTATGGATGGTAATCGTAAATATGTTATTCTTGATGAAGCAGATTATCTAAATCCTCAATCTACACAGCCTGCATTGCGTGGGTTTATAGAAGAGTTTAGTAAAAACTGTGGGTTCATTCTGACTTGTAACTTCAAGAACCGTATCATTGAACCTTTGCATAGTCGTTGTTCAAGTATTGAGTTTCGTATTCCTAATGAAGAGAAACCACAACTTGCAATGGACTTTATGAATAGGTGTGAAGTAATCCTAAATAATGAGCAAATACACTATGATAAAAAAGTAGTTGCATCACTCATTCAAAAGTTCTTCCCAGATTGGAGAAGGGTTCTGAATGAATTGCAACGATACAGTGCAAGTGGGAAAATTGATGCTGGAATACTCGTTAACTTATCTGAAAACTCAATCAAAGAACTTCTTACATTTCTTAAAGGTAAAGAGTTTACCAATGTTCGTAGATGGATTGTCAACAATCTTGATAATGACCCAAGCCGTATTTATCGTAGGATTTACGATTCCCTTTATGATAGTTTGGTGCCTTCTACTATCCCCCATGCTGTTGTTATACTTGCTGACTACAGTTACAAATCCGCCTTTGTCGCAGACCAAGAAATAAATCTTCTTGCGTGTATGACAGAGTTAATGTCTCAAGTGAAGTTTAAGTAATGGATGATGTAATACTTTGGGAATTTAGAAAAAGGTTAGTTGAGTATATTTGTATAAACAATTATTCTCCAAACCATGCTAGACTTATTATAATGGGTGTGAGATAGATGGCTTATGAACTTAAAGAATACTTAAACTCAATCAACAAGACTAAAGAAAACTTGATGGATGGTGATGACCCTCTGTATGAAAAAAAGTATTCATCATTCATCATGAATAAATGTCTTGCACCATTTAATGATACTATCATGTTGGTCAATGAAATGAACTTCCACCATCATTTGGACTCAAAACTTCAATATGATTTTCTACTAAATAGTCTAAGGAAGCAGAATAGATATGCTCCTTGGATGAAGGCGAGTAAGACTAAAAATTTAGAATGTGTTAAAGAATTCTTTGGTTATAATAATGAAAAAGCAAAGTCTGCATTGAACATACTAAATGATGAACAAATCGCCTATATAAAAACAAAATTGAACAAAGGTGGAAAAAATGAATGATAGTTTATGGAAACCAGACAAAATGCTTGAGGTGGGTTTGAAAGAACCAGACGATTTTCTAAAAGTTCGTGAAACTCTTTCTCGCATTGGTGTTGCATCAAGAAAAAACAAAACTCTGTTTCAATCCTGCCATATCTTACATAAACAAGGTAAGTATTATATAGTGCATTTCAAAGAACTATTTGCACTAGATGGTAAGGATACAAACATTTCAGAAAACGATATCGCAAGACGGAATACAATCGCTAATTTACTAACAGATTGGGGATTGGTAAAGGTGGTAAAGGAAAGTGACGTAGAAGCTGCTCCCTTATCACAAATTAAGGTCATTAGTTTTAAAGAGAAAAACGAATGGTCATTGGAAACTAAGTACAATATTGGAAAAAAGAAAGAAGGATAAAATGAAACCAGGCGATTATATTATTGAAGCTGCAAGAAAACAAGCAGAAGGTGAAGTTGCAGTACACCTTGCAAATATTAAAGTTTACCAAACAATGCCTGCTGGTATTGGTGAACATTCAGACGTAACAGAAGCAGTAATTGCAGAGTTAGATAAACTTGCATCTGCTGACGATAGGTTGGAGATGCTTAATAAGTATTTTCCAGAAACTTTTAAGGACTAAAAATAATGTTGAGTTCTTCATCAATGATTGAACCACAAGGTATCGTTTCTCTGAGTCAATATATTCAAGAACAGGCTCCAGAGAAACCTTATCGGTTTGTTGTAATTTACAATGACCCTAGTAATGTTGGTGATGATTCAAAAGAAGAAACTGACCCACTTGCAGACAAGATGTTATCATATGGTAAAGAGTTAGGACTGACTGGATTTAAAGCAAAAATAGAAGAAGCATACATCCTTAAAAAAGATAATAAACTTTTTATATGTGATAAAGAGGATAATGAATTTGAAATAGATGATAACACTATTGTGTTCAATAGGTCAAAATCAAATGACTTTCCAAGTTGGCAAAACTTTTATCGTGAACTTACAATCAATGGTGTTAAAGTTCTTAACCCAATGACAGTTCATAACATTTGTTGGGATAAGTATCATACTTATTTAAAATTAGAACAAGATTATATCAAACAACCATTTACTGTATTAGTGAATGACTTAGATAAATTAGAAGATATACATCAAAGAGTTGGTGGTAAGTTTCCAGTTGTTCTCAAAACAATCTTAGGAACTGGTGGAGTTGGTGTTCTTAAAATTAAAGATGAAGCTCAACTATTATCATCTGCACAAATTATTAATAAGTTAGGTTCTGAACGAGGAATGTTATTACAACAATTTATTCCAATTGAATTTGATATTCGTGTTATGATGGTTGCTGGTGAAATCATGGGTGCAATGAAAAGACCACTTGCAGATGGTGATTTTAGAAGTAATGTTCATCAAGGTTCTAAACCAGAAAAATTTCAATTGACAAAACTTGAAGAAGAAATATGTCATAAAGTAGATAGTTCAATTGGTGGTAAATGGATTGGTGTAGACTTAATTGTTTCTGAGGACA